ATATCTTTGAATGGGTTTGGTTGTTTGAGATAGGTGAATTTAAGTTTCTCACCTTCTTGGATAAGAGGGTAAGTCTTTGTTAGATTCTTCTGTTTCAGATAATGATTATAAAGAATGGCACCTTTGACATGAATCGGTGTGCCTTTCTTGTACATGGTAACAGAATCAGAATATTCTTTCAACCCATTGAGACCACGTGGAAAAGAAATATCTTCTGGTGGTAACTTTTTGAATTCATTTCTAAATTCTTCAATAAAGGTATGAATGTCTTCTTCTGTGCCATTAATCATAATCTTAATTGACTGTCTCATCTTCTCACGGATAGCCGCAGGTGTGGATGACTTAATCATTTCAAGACCCATAACTTTCATCTGTGGTTCTTTATAAGCAACACCTTCATTGTTGTATACATTCAGGATGTATCGTTTCTTGGCAGTCCAAATACCTTTGTTCGCCAATGCTTCTCGTTTCATTTGCATTTTTTGGGCATATGCATGAACATACGAAGCAAGCTCCTGATAAGATTCATCAATAAACGGTTGAATTTTATTTTCGCATACACGGTCCATGAAGGCAATAACTTGTTGTTTGTCAATGCTTGGAGAGGTAGAATCTTTCTGTCCCGTTCCATACACATTATCAACAAGTGGACCAAGGCGTAGATAAATCGAATCTGTGTCCGAGGCGATAACATAATCTTCTTCTGTCTTTAATAATTTATTTAAATATCCATTTAGTTTCTTTTCAATCCACCGAATAGACAACTGGCCAGCAGTAGTGACCCCAAGAGCCATTCGCAAATCATAAAAGCGGAAATACTGGCTACCAAGAGCACCATAAGCAGAATTAAGAGAAACTTTCTTTGCAAGTTGTAGGTTGTCATATCGAGCAATCTTATTTTTTAATTCTTTCTTCTTGTTCAGGTCAGTCTCAACTTCATAGTCTTTTTTCGCCTGAATCATCATCTTCTTAAACTTACTTCTATCAACATACATTTCTTCCAACATCTTTGGTAAGAAACCTTGTTTGTCGGTACGAAAGAATTGACCATTTGGTGTGATTGTAACACCAGATAGTTTAGAAGTATCTATCTCTTTATCTAACATTCTATCAACAGAGATACCATCCATGATAACTTTACGCATCTCTGGTGTGTAGTCTGTTGTTTCAACCAATGTCTCTGGAGAGATATTGTATTGCATCATCAAGTGTGGGTACAAAGAGTTCAAGTCAAAACTTGCAACCCAATTATGTAGACCAACTTGTGGTACTTTAACATATGCACCTTCAAATGCGGATGACTTATGTTTTTCTTCTTTTGGAGGAACAATGATGTTCTTGTCCAACAAGTAATTGTAGATTAGTGCATCCCACATTCTTGTTTGTGCAAAGATATCTTCAAAGTTTGTTTTGGTATCATAAGCAAGGGTAAGACCCAACTCAATCAACTTCAACTTACTTTCAAGTTTGAAAATCAACTCAACGTCTTTGATGTTGTACTCAATAAACTTTTGATGGTTCAATCGGTACAATGCATGAAGGTTATCAAACTCATCATAAGATATTTTACCTTCACCAAGTTCTACTTGTGCAATAGCATCAAGTCTATAAGACTCTTGTGACTTACCACTAGGCGCATACCATTTGTATAGTTCAATATAATCTAGTGTAGATACACCAACGAATTCATATGCAGTCAACTCTCGGTTGTTTACGACAGCCTTGCGACTACTAATGAAGTTCCACGGTGAAAGTTTTCGTGTATCATCTTCACCTAGAATCTTATTGAAACGATTTACAAGATAAGGAATATCAAAGAACTTAATGTTCCATCCTGAAATTACATCAGGACAGTTTTCTTCCCAAAACCGAATGAACTTCTTACATAGGTTGAATTCATCATCACACTTGACATAGGTTTCATCACCACGCAACTCATAGTCACCACAACCAAACACAACTGTTTGACCATTGAGATACTTAATACAAATTGCGGTGATAGGTTCTGTTGCAAGGTATGGGTCAGGGAATCCGTTCTCAGAACCAACCTCAATATCTATTACTGCGATAGATAAGTCTTCAATCTTCCAGTCAACCATACCTTTTTGTTCATCAGCGATAAACGCATAGGCATAACTGTTGTTACCAAAGATTTTAAAATTCTCAACACCTTCATAACGATTGACGAAATCTCTAGCCTCACGAATAGATTCAAACTTCATTGGCTCAAGAAAGTCACCATCAAGTGTGGTGAACTTGGTCTGTTTTTTCGAAGGCAAAAACAAAGTCGGCGTGTAAGCAATTTTTAACTTAACACGCCGTCCATCTTTTACTCCACGATAAAGAATATTATTGCCAACAGAGGCAACATTTGTGTAGTATTTACTCATTCATATATTATATCAGATTTTTGGAATGACTGAGGCAATTTGAATGCCAGAACCAAAGACTTGATTGTATTGATTTGCCAATTCAACCATTGGTGTTGTCGTGCATTGAATGTTTTCTTTAGGTAATGTAATACCTGTTTTGAATTCTTCGGCAAACTCTAAGAAAGGAGAAAATCCCATCATTGGACCTTCTTTAGTTGGCTGTACAATAACCTGTACTGGTTGTTTTAATGTGATATGTGAATCAGTCTCATTTACAATCTCACCGATTAATGTCTGATTCGTCTTGAATGTTATTAGTTTTAATGTCATAATGTTTAATTTCTAAAATTGAATTAATTGGTTGCTTAATAGAAAATTCTGTTGCTTCTCTGAAGTCATCAAACTCCTTAAAAGCAACAGCATTTGAATTGTTGATGTAATAAGATACTCTATACATTTACTTTCGTGTCTCCTGGCAATACGCCAATTGTAATCCATCGTTTAGGGAAGAGCATCTCTCTTCCACGATAGTCGTTCATATTGGCAGTTGGGTCCTGCATCCAACCAAGAACCTCAACCATGCCATCAAAATCCCTCAAGTAGAGGTCATAACGGTCTGCTCTAGGCAAACGATATTCAATGGCGAGTTTCTTGGCAATTTCACGGATGTTCATATTTTCTTTCATAATTAAAAACAAATTGTATTATATCAGATTTATTTGTCGAGCGCAAGTCTTTTACAGGTAAACTTGCTGAAGTCTGGTTTTTTCCATCCTTCTGGTTTCAAAACTTTACCATCATCACGCTTGATAACTTTACCTGTTATTGCATCAATCTTAACAAGGTTACTTTTAGCACCTTCATCCCATGCACCTTCAACATCATAACCTTTTGATAACATGTAACCAATGATGACCCACATCATATCGAAGCAAGCATCTAAGGTTTCAACTTCATCTTTTTTATTTCTTGCAACAATAAATTCATTATATTCTTCATTGATTAAACGATGATACAGTTGTGATTGTTCTTCGTTGTTAATGTTTAATGTTTGACCTGAAGCCAACATAAACATTTGAACATCAGTAAAAGTTTTACTCACGATCCATTACCTCCATTTGAAACTGGCAGTAATGATTTTGCCATTTCGGATTGATAAGTGCGTTGTCTCAATTCAGAAGAACTGAATCGGTGATTACGGGAGTTGTACCAAATTTTGATACCACGTTCTTCACAGATTTGTTTACCTGTGAAATCTTTGTCTTTATATTCTTCACCAATAATACGAACACTAAGAGGTAAGAACATCAACATGTCTTCAAGGTCTTTTTCGGTATTGTAAACAATGATTTGGTCTACAAATTTAACCGCAGAGAGTTGGACATATCGTTCAACAATAGATTGTACTGGTTTGTTTTTAACACCTGGTCTATCAATAGTTGGGTCACTTTGAACACCAACAATCAAATAGTCACATACTTGTTTACATTCAGCCAACATAAGAATATGTCCCGCATGAAGTAAATCAAAAGTTGAACAGGTAAAACCTACTGGTTTGCCTGTCATATCATCTGGCATAACTAACATTTTATTCCTTAAATAGTTCTGGATGCTTTGTAATATTTGTGAGATGTACTGCACCATCCTTCATAGTTATACTTAGTACATCATCAACTTTCCATCCAAGGTCTTTCATCATTTCATCCGAGAATTGTAGTATTGCATCACCATTATCACAAATCTCAACTACTTCTGCACTATACTTTTTCAATTGTTACTCCTGCTTTTTCCAAGAACTGTATGCCAATTTCGTCACGATAACTATTGCGATAGTAAACAGTATTGATACCAGATTGGTAAACCAGTTTGGCACAGTCCAAACAAGGTGCGTGAGTAATAAACATAGTAGCACCAAGTCCAGATTCATTAG